CCTGACCATCGTATTGTTCCATAACCTTCTCTCGAATATAATCCGGCGTGAAGCTTAAGTCAATAAGCTGAAGATTGCGAGAATAATTACGAGACAGAGTTGTGTCCATATCTTCCTTATCGGTAGAAAGGATTTTCTCAATCCTCTTAGCGGTCAATGGACGCTGACGTTCACCAACAACAAAGCAGTTATCTGGAGATAGGACATTAGGAATACCGTCGCTAACGTCACCCTTGAGAACGTGTTCATGAAGGAAACGCTCTGGGTCGTTATGAGTGATCCACTTCTTGCGGGTAGGATCATACTGTTTTACATTAGCATATACGTGCAACTGAATAAAGTCTTTATCGCCTGAGAGTATGAGGATTTTCTCACCTGTATTTAGCTCTGAGCCGAATTTAGATACCAGAGTGGAAATGATATCGTCTGCCTCAGCAGCTTCTACATCAATCACTCTATAGGGGAAATACTCTTTGAGTTCTGCTCGGATTTTATTCATACAATCGAAGATACTCTTCCAATCCAGTTCTGAATTTTCGATGTTCTTCTTGCGATTGGCCTTATAATAAGGAAAGACTTTCTTTCTCCAGTAATTGCTGTTATCACAAGCAATAATCATCTCACCATATTCTTCGGAGAATTTTGTTCGGTAGGAACGCAGAGAGTTAAGAATCATATGGCGGACCATATTTTCTTCTACCTGCGCATTGGTATGATTACCTAACTGCATGAGTAAGTTAGACAACATCACCTGATTCAGATCAACAATAATCACAAATCACCTATTCTTCTTTGGGTGTTTCTTCTTCTGTCTTAAACTTAAGATGTATCTCATCTACAATCTTAAAGGCTTCGTCGTCATTTTTTTCTATTTTGAAAATATTTTCAGCAATATCTTGAAACGGATGATACATATCGTAATGTTTGTACATTATAGAACGCAGAGCTTCGACTATGAAAGCGCCATCCTTTAAATCTTGGTCTTCATCTTCAGTTAATCCAAAACCAGCTATATCCAGATGATTGAAGATAATAGGTGCCAAATTCAATACCGTTTCTTGTATATGGTATTGCTTCATCATTTCCAAATTATGATTTATCTCTTCGATACTCTTTTTACTCTTAGGTGACTTGCCATCAGAGTCCTTCTTTGGAAAAGATATAACGTTATTTGAATTTGACACCTTATATTACTCTTTCTTAAATGAAAAGTCTAAACTTATTTAGTATCATGGCTTATACACGAACATTTCCTGTGGGAACTTTCTTGAATCAGCATCTGGATATTCCTTCTCCAGATTGCGAAGCATATGCTCCCACTTGTTCTTAATATACTCCATGTTGTAGCGGAAGTCAACGAACGTTTTATTGAAAGCCATCATCTGTTCGTGTCGGTTGTTCTTCACGAGTTCGATAGCTGCCTTCAGATTACCAGCAAAAATGTTCGCATGAAGGTTGTTGTTTGTCATGTCAGGATGATACATAACATTCAAACAACCGGAAGTCTCTGGTAATGCGCCATAATTAGGATGAACGCAAACCAATCCAGACGACATAGCTTCGATCATAGCACGACAAGCTGTTTCCATCCAAGTACAAGGATAGGCGAAGATATGAGCAGAGTTCAGATGCTCCTTCAGTTCTTCGTTAGGCTTAAACCCGTGATAAGTCATTTGTGGATGATTACGAATACGCTCATAAAGCGGCTCAAACTGTTTATCGGCGTCATCCCAACCGTAAATCTTAAATGACGAGAATACGTCAAGATGGATGTTTTCTTCCTGCGTCGCCAGGAACTCAAACACTGGGACTAGAATTTCTAGACCGCGCTGTGGAGTAGATGTGTATACCAAACGGATTTTATCGTCTGGCTTCTTTAGACAGGTTTCTGGAGCAGGATCAATTCCGTGCTCTAAAACAATAGACTTTGTATCGTGAGGCAATCCGTGAACTAGCTGATAACGCTGATACTGCCAATTAGAAATGAAAACAAACTTGTGATACTTATCTCGCCAAGCTGGATCACGAAACTTAGCTGACTCTGGGTCTTCAGGAAGATCATGACACCAGAAGATACGAATCTTATCTTCTTCAAGTTCGCGCTCTCTTGAACAAATAATCTGAAAGTTCTCTAGTAGACTTTCATCAATCATACCAGCAAGCTTACGCTTAATTAGTTCTGTACCACCGTTTGCCTTTTCTGAAATCTCGTTTTCTTCAAAACCCTTCATAATACCTCATTCCTTATTAATTACCACCTACGTGTTGTTCAATGATCTTACTTGCTTCCAGAAGGTTCTTAGCATAAAAGTCAGGCTTAATATGAAGATATTCTTCTGGAGCAGAATATATATCACCCAAGTATATAGTCTTTACTCCTGCCTTACTACCGGCAACAACGTCTCGCCAAGTATCACCAATCATCCAGCTGCGTTCTTGTGTAACCATCCATTCTTTAATGATCTTGTCGAGCATGCCGGAATTTGGTTTGTAATCCGGCATGCCGCGTGTTCTTGCTGCTTGAATGGTATCTACGTTCAGTTTGTTCTTTAGCAATAAATGAATAACATTCATTGTCTCTTCGGTCGTATATCCGTCATCAACGTCAGGTTGATTAGTTACAACGTGAAGAGAGAAACCAAGCGAACGCATCTTCTTGATAGCATCTTCTACGCCATCAATAAATTCAAATTCGGAGTAATACCAAGGACAAACGTGCTTAGGATTATCTCTTCCATGGACTAGTTCATTAATTGTTCCGTCACGATCAAGAAAGATTGCTTTTACCATAATGTGTTGCCTTTAAGCTTGGCGGTCAATGAATAGACTATCTATCTTCTTTGCTTCGAAAAAAGTCTTGACCAGTTCGACTACAACATTCTCATCGAATGGCTTGCAAGAAAAGACATCAAGATAGACATCATCCGTTTCATTTACGAAATGAGCGCAAATATTACTCGTCTCGATTAGCTGAACCAGTGTATAACCGGCCTTGTTACCGCTACCAAAATTGACAATCTGTGGTTCTCCATATGCAACCATGTCAATGTCCTTGACTAGCTTCTTGGTGAATTCATAGATTGTGTCTGAGCTTGTAATAGCGGAATGGCTACATTCACCTGCATTGATAATAAGATGATGTCCCCAGTATGTCTTTTCGTTCATTTATAAACCTCTTCAGTTTCTAGGTTAAGAAACATTATTTATAGCATACTAATATGCTTCAAAGATTTCAACATATTCGACGCTATCAACACGAAAAGACTTCCAGCCGCCGCTGTCAAGGTCCCATACTGCGATAATGTCTTTATTCTCTGGCCTCTGATGCATATCATCAAGATGCTCGTGGATAGTATTTGGTGGTAGAAGGTCGGGGCGGAGAGAGCATTTAAGCTCTCTCTTCTCCCCATTCACCTTTGTAAAGAAGACCTTTACAGGGTTAGCCTTCAAGTCCTTGATAATGTCTTCACGTACAAAAGTGCGCTTAACCATATCAAGCACCCTCTTCCAGTAGGAGAGGCTTAGTGTTCTGCGTCTCTTCTACAAGATGTTGCTTTAGCTGTTCAAAGCCACCGATATTGAAACCGTCAATAACGATGACCGGAAACGTCTTAGCCTCTGGGAACTTAGAAAGAAGAATTTCACGAGTGAAGTCTTCATCCAGCTTATATTCCACATAAGCCTTACCGTGTGTAGTCAATAACTGCTTTGCCTGAACGCAATATGTGCAGTTATTCTTACTGTAAACCTCAATACCCATAGATACACTCCCAATACTTCTGGATTTCGTCTTGTGAACTGGGATTGAATCCCAACTCGAACATATCAGCCATTATCATCTGTTCTAATTCGCTGAAATACATTCAACCCTCCCGTTAAGGTATAGCTATACTACTGCCTGTTTTAGAAAAAGAAAAGCGAAAAGAAGGCGTTAGCTCGTCTTTTTATAGCTTGCTTTTACTGACTTCTTCTCAAGAACCTCGAAACCCTTGGGGAACAGATACTTCTCTTCGATCATATCATGATCATACATCCAGATATCATCGAATACCCACACGGCACCTACTGGAGACTTCGTTTCAAAGAAGGTGACTTCTGAGATAACTGCTTCGTTGGTGTGAGGACCATCGAAGAACACAAACGCATACTGATCGACATATGACTTGTGCTCGTCATAAACCGGCACTCCATCAGCATAACGCTCAAAGAACTCCGTGTCTTCTAGACAGAAGAACGTAAAGTTTAGGCCAGCGCTATAAGCATAGAAGTAGAGTGAAGGAATGATTCGGTTACGCATACCGTTGTCGTAGTCAAGCTTTGTGGGCTGCGTAACTGTATAGTCTCTTGGATCGCCCTTCAGTTCAACATTAGGATGATGTACCGATAGAGCGACGTTTGTCTGCTCATAGTCAATGTTACCGTAAGGATCAATACAGAACATTGCGCGGTTAGTGTTATTAGTCCTTACAAGACTATCAATGATAATCTTAGCAGAACCGCCACGACGAGAACCAATCTCAACAATACCACCAGGTGTATCACCTACCTCTTCTGCTGCGTTACGTAGAATCTCATACTCCTGAGAATCCGTATCGAACACTTCTTCATCGCTGAATCGAATAATTGCCATTTTAAACTCCTGTTATATATTTCACGATTCCACCCAAGTACAAAATCAGTACAAAGGTTTGGATAGTTATAAGGGACCACTTTTTCCAGTTAAGAGCTAATAGAAACCAAAGAAAGTTACCTACTACGCTCATATATATGTTTTCGGGATAGATGTTCCAAGAAGTAAGCGCAACTCCAATAATTAAAGTAATAGTCGCTACCCACTCAATAAAAATCCACAATCTCGTCTGCGATCCCATATTTCACTGCCTCCTTGGGCGTTAGCCAAACATCTTCTGCTGGCAACAAATACTTCTTGATATTAGCTTCTGTTTGACCTGTACAACGCTTATAATGTTCAATGATGCGTTTACTAGTGTTATTGAACTCTTTAACAGTTGCCATTAGTTCGTGTTCTTTGCCGATTGTACCCCAAGTAAATTGATGAGATAGGATAGCAGTGTTACGGGTAATGTAACGATGTCCCTTAGTTCCGGACATAAAGGTAAGCAGACCGCAAGACGCAATCTCACCCATACCGTAGGTATACACCGGTATCTTTGAGCCTTTCATTGTGTCGATTAGTGCGAAAGCGGAAGGAACTTCTCCACCTGGGGAATTGATAAGCATTTTGATACACTTAGGCTTATCACGGTTCATTAGATTTCTTGCTATGATAAACCGCATAGCATCGCTAGTGGAACCAGCATCAAATGTCGAAGAGAAAATATAATAGTGATGATCTTCAATGCTAGGAATGTCTACGTTTTTATCGTCTTTGTCTAGACTCACATGGGCCTCCATAATAAAGGGGTGGTTTCGGACTCACCACCCCTTATTTATTACTTTTGAATATGCATATGGTTGAAATGACCGGCTACACGCCAAAGAACTGTATAACCGGATGCTCTTGCCTGAGCAGCAAGACGATCAAATTTACGACCATAAGATGAATGTGCTTCATTTACGCCACGACCGACATTAATGTCAATCGCGCGTCCAGCATAATGCGCCCAACCATGATGAACATGATGAACGCCGCCGAAAGCTGGATGCTCGGACACTCTATAGCCCATATTCTGTAAAAGATGTCCGTATGAGACAATCGAATTAGAGATATGACCTGAGAAGTGATGTGTGTATGTTCTATACCTCTTGCTATGATAAGCAGCATGCTTAATATAACGCTGATTAATTGGAGGATTAACTCGCCAAGATGAACCACCTAGCAAGTCTCCAATAG